AAAAATTGGTAGAGCTGCAGGCAGTTCAAATAGAAATTGTCTCGGATATTCGGAATCTCAAGGATTTGCCTCAACGCATGAATCGAGTAGAGCAGAAACTTGCTCGCATGGAGTGGATTGAGAAGCTGGTTTTTACGGCACTGGGTTCTGGCATTACAGGATTTATTGCGGCGCTATGGGCACTTCTAAGATAATTGCCCCTGTCAAGGGGAAATACACAATAACCTCGCCTTACGGCTGGCGCACGCACCCCATTACCGGTAAGCGCAGGCTACACGCTGGCGTAGACATTGTTGTAAGTCGCGCAGATGCAAGCATTATTGCGCCTGAGGCTGGCGTTGTTTTAGAAGCCCGTAAGTCCACTGCGCCTGGCGGCGGTTATGGCTGGTTTGTAAAATACAAAGGCGTTTCAGGTGCTACCCACCTATTAGCACACATGGTTGAAAACTCCTTGCAGGTAAAAAAGGGCGACAGGGTAAAGCAAGGGCAAAAGCTTGGCGTTATGGGTTCAACTGGCGCTTCAACTGGCCGCCACTTACACTGGGAAGTCCGAGGACGCGTGCCCGTAGACCCTATAAAGTGGATGGACAAGCAAAATGCCTAGCTGGAAGCACCGGCGTAGGCTTATTTACATGAGCTTTGCTCTCAGTGCCCTGATGATTATTTTTGGCGCTATTACCTACGCCTCTGACAGTTCAGTTAGCCGCGAGCTAATAATTGGCGGCGTTGCTTTGATAAGTATCATTTTGACCGCTTATACTGCTTTTGCAACATACGAGGACGTCAAAACACGAAAGGCAAATCATGAAGATATTTAGCATTGAGTTTTGGAGCTATGCGGGCGAGCGTGCAATAAAAACTGTCGCGCAATCAGCTATAGCAGTTTTAGGCACTGGGTCAATTGGCCTGTTTGCGATTGACTGGGCTGGGCTTGCATCGGTGTCTTTGGGTGCAGGGCTATTGTCAATTTTGACAAGCGTTGCTTTCAAAAAGGACTAACGCTCATTAGGGCTAGTGCCGCCCCAAATACCATACTTTTGCCCGGACTCTACAGCATACCTAAAGCAATCTGCCTTTATGGGACACTGTCCACAAATACGCTTGGCAATAACTACGGATAACCGCCTACGCGTTTCGTCCCTTATTTCCTCAGGGTAAAACAACTCCGGGAAATCCTCGCATGGCACGCCCCCTGCCGCATGAATAGCCCGCAAAAGCCCGTAATGCTTCTCGTCAAAATGTGCCATTGGGTAAGCCTATGCAATAAATGTCAGTGGTAGGGGTAAGAATCTCTACATGTTCAAAACACACGCACCCGAGAAGTTCAACAACGCGACACTACTTGGCGTATTTGACGCCGGTTCTCCTGAGTGGCACAATGCCCGCGCCAATTCCATTGGCGGTTCAGACATAAGCACGATTGTCGGGCTGAACCCATTTGAAAGCCCTTACGCTCTGTTTTGCAAAAAGACGGGACGCATACCTAGCCAAATTGAGGAAAACTGGGCTATAAGGTTTGGCAAGGCATTTGAGCAACCAATACTGCAACTATGGGCAGAGGAACACCCGGACTATGACGTCTATTTGACTGGCACTTACCAAGATTCATTGCTTCCCTTTAGACACGCCAACCCAGATGCACTTGCGCAACACAAAGAGACGGGCGAGTGGATTGTTATTGAGGTAAAAACAGGTAGGCAAACTTGGGAAGAATTACCTGCCGGCTACTACGCCCAGGTGCAGCATTACCTAGACATTTTGGGCTTGCAGCGAGCGGCCTTGGTTGCGGTGGCGGGTATGACTTGGCACGACTACTGGATTGAGCGCGATGATTTTGAGATTGACATACAGCGCCAAAAGGCAACTGATTTTATGGCTTGCATTTTTGCAGACCAGAGGCCAGAGTGGGACGGCTCCGAGAGCACCTATGAGGCAGTTAGATACCAACACCCACTAATTGACGACACAGAGGTTGAAATAGAAAACCTGCACTTGCTTTTGTCTGCGCAAGAAAAATACGACATTGCCGCTGAGGAATTGCGCCTAATAAAGTCGCAAGTGCTAGACGCTATGGGTCGTGCTAAATCTGCCTACATGGAGTATGAAGGGCAGAGATACAAAATTGCCACTAGGCAAGCAAAAAGAGACGGACTGCCTTACCTGGTAGTCAATAAGAAAGGAAGAAAATAATGGCTAAGTTCAACCTGTCCGACTACGCAACTGTAGAGGAACGCCTAAAAGCTTTTTGGGCTGATGAAAACAATAAAGACGCACGCATTGTTACTGTAAACCACACTAAGGACGCTGCGCTTTGGGTTATTGAAACACGCATCTATCTGACCGCCGGTGACCAGGCAACTGACCTGCCTAAGACTACTGGCTGGGCAAGCGAGGCAAACAGCGACCCTTTTGCATTGGAGCGTTGCGAAACAAGTAGCATTGGCCGAGCGCTTGCTAATTACATCTACTCGGGTAATAAAAGACCGAGTAGAGAGGAAATGGAAAAGGTAGCGCGCATGGATTGGCTGGAAAGGGCTGCTAGTCTAAACACAATCGAAGAACTGCGAGACCTGTATGCCCAAGCAAAAGCTAACCATGCTTCAACGGAAGTCCTTGAAGGGCTAAAAGGCTATGCTCAACGATTTGAAGCGAGCCAAGCTAAAGGAACTGGAAGAGGCGTATCTAATAGCTAGATATCGCGGGCTTGATGCTGAGGCAGCATTTTGGAACAGGGAACTAATTGAGACATTGCTAGGGGTGCTAAATGATTCAGGAAATCCAGAAACAGCTAGCGGAGCTGATAGCTGAAAATACAAAAGGCAGTAATGCCTTATTTGAGGCGGAGAGGCTTTTGGCTGAGGCTGAGTATGACTTGGATTTGGCCGAGCAAAAGGCATACATAAAAGCCCAAGGCACAATACGCGACCGCGAGGCTTTGGCTAGGTTGGAGAGTGCTGACCTACGCCTAGCCCGCGACTTGCGCAAGGCTGAGCTCAACCGCATACGCCAAAAAATCAAGTCCATTGAGACTGCCTCTATGGTTTTGGCCACCCAGGCTAAGTTGCTTGGGCAGGAAACGCGCCTATGAAGCGCCTAGAGGCGATTAGACGGGCTGTGGAGGCACACCCCTACTGTCCACATTGCGGGGCTACAAATGGCCTACAAACGCACCACAGGGCTTCCCGTGGCATGGGTGGCAGTAAGGCTATGGATAGGTTTGACAACTTGCTAAGGGTTTGCGCCCAACTAAATTACGCCATGGAGGCCGACGCCGCCGTTGCCAGTGAGGCTAGGGATATGGGCTGGAAGCTAGGCCGCTGGGATGGCTTTGACGCGCCTTATTTTGACAGGGTGGCTATGCAATGGTTTGTCCTTACCGAAAATGGCCATAAGATTCCGAGCGAGCCGCCAAACTACTTGATTTAGACAGGGGTAAAAATGGACATTGAGTTATTGGCAAAGAAAATGCGCGAGCACGCGCTACGCATAGAGGCAGAGCAAGAGCAGATTGACTTGAGCGAGCGTAAGCGCCGGCAAGAGCAATTGGATGCTTTGAAAAAACTTTACTTCAATGCTGGGCGCTGGGCAGGTGGCGCTAGAGACAGACTTGCCAAACAATGCTTTGAGAAAATAACGCACGCCGACTAAGGGGAGATAATGCCACTAATCAGGGGACACCACGAGTTTGACGACCACTTCACCCAGATACCTAATGACTGGGTTAGGGATAACCGGCTAAGCCTAAAGTCGCGCGGGCTATTGGCGATGCTTATGAGCCACAGGGCAGGCTGGTCGCTAAGCATAAATGCCATAGCCAGGGAAGCCCAGGAGGGGAAGGACGCACTTAGGACAGCTATAGCTGAATTGGAAAAGCTTGGCTACTTAGAGCGCTCGCAGCTAAATGAAAGCGGGCGCTACGGCGAGGCTATTTGGACAACCAAAGACCCGGCGGATATTCCGTTGTCGGGTTATCCGTTGTCGGAAAATCCGTCTATAAAGAAGAACATATCTAAAGAAGAACAATCTAAGAACACTATGCTTTTGCAGTTTGAGGAGTTTTGGAAGGAATACCCCCGCAAGGTAGACAGGGCCGCTGCGTTAAGGGCTTTCAAATCGGCCCTAAAGAGGGCAACCTATGAGGACTTACTTGCAGGCGCAATTGCCTATCGCAATGACACAGCACGCAAACCGGAGTTCACTAAATACCCCGCTACCTGGCTAAATGCTGACGCTTGGCTAAATGCCGCAGCTTTGCCTGAGGTAAAGGCTGCTAATGAGGCGCGCCGGCAAAAAGAGTTAGAGGCCAGCCAGGCATACTTACGCCAGATGCATGAAATTGAAAAACAGGCTGTCCCGCTAACACCCGAGCTAAAGAAAAAGCTAGGCTTATGAGGTGCAAAAACAATGTCCTCGCTGTGGCATAGTCTGGGAAATACTCTTGACCCGCAAGAACCCCGACTTATGTCAAGGTTGCAGGGCAAGGAAACAAACAAAAATAGGTGACTGTTTGATTTGGCAAGGACTATACGCCGAGGATATGGTGACCCCAATAAGAGAAGACGGTAGCCCAGTGATGGTAGGACAACGCACCTGCGGTCATTTGGACTGTGTCAATGAAAATCACAGAAAGGCAACACAATGAGAGTAAAAGCAACGGTAGAGGTAACACGCCTAATCCCTAACTATGGCTTCAAGGGAGTAGAAAAACGCAAAGACAAAAATGGCGAGGAGCGCAATACTTGGGTCACTGTTTGGACTAAAGAGGCTGTAAGGGAAGGCGAAACGCTAGAAGTTTCTGGCGACCTAACTGTAAAAATTGAAAGCTTTACCGGCAGGGACAATGTGCCTAAGCAAGTAGCTGCAATAAACATAAACAACCCAACCATTACTAGGGCGGAGATGCCCTTCTAAACTAGAGGGGTGATTGAACTTGATGTTGCAGGCAGGCCTACCCCACAGGGCTCAAAGCGTGTATTCAACGGGCGTATTGTTGAAGCGCAGTCTGCAAACCTAAAAAAATGGCGTGCGGCTATTGAGGAAGCTTGCCAGCCATACGCCAATAAAAATATCCACCTTGGGCCTATACGGCTAGAGGTGGATTTTTATTTAGAACGCCCTAAAACGGTAAAGCCCAGGGACAGGGCGCTACCAATTGTTGCACCCGACTTGGACAAGCTCGTTAGGGCCGTAGGGGACGGCATAGGCCAGTCAGGGCTTATTTGGGGCGATGACAGCCAAATTACCGAGATTTTGGCCCGCAAGTATTACGCCGATACCCGCCAAACAGGCGCAGTTATACGGATTTTTGACCTATAACCCCAAAGATAACGATTTAGTTACAACACGCTTTTTGGGCTTGCATTGACACCCCCCGCCTATAAGTTCGATACAAGGCAAGAAAGGACAAGAAAAGCCATGACACAGGTTAGAAAAGAGCAAGCAAAGGCTCTTAGAGATGCACTCAAGGCAGAGATGCCAGAGGCAAAGTTCGAAGTTCGTTTCAACACTCATGGTGGATGGAGTAACACCCTTGATGTTTTTACAAACCTAGCGACACTCAACTGCGAAAAGTTTTGGGCAATTGCATCAAGGTTCAATACTCATGGATTAGATGTTTCGCTTGAGAGCAAGGACAACTAATGGACTTACTAGGACTTGCTTTTTGTTTACCATTTTTTATTGGCGCACTGATGGCGCACTTTGGATTTAACTTTTCCGAAGACAACTACGACACAGGGGAAAACAAATGACAACCGCAACAATTGGAAAAACATCATTCGGCATTGCTAGCTATAGCCGAAATGCAAAGATACATATGTCATGGGAAAAAGATGGCGAGTTAGTAACAGGCTGTCTTGACATGAGTGGATATTGGATTGGCAAACCGATACTCAAAATTATTGAGACAGTTGAGCATGAAGCACTTGGTGAAGCTGATGACAACAACAGAGCTATAGATGCATTGCTAGAGAAAAGACCAGAATTGACTAGCCATATTTGTAAATGGTGCGACTGGTTTAGTGACCACGCAAAAGGAAGGGGATAAAAATGGAAAAGGAACAACTACCTAGCGCCTGCCTACCAAAAGAGCTAGCGCAAAAGGTTTACTGCACACAGTCAATTATCGATGTCATGATTGGGCTAAGGGACGAGGGCTATAGCGGCCTTGGACTCGGCCTAGTCCTTGACCTAATTGAAAGGGACGCACATGTCAGTTGAGCAATTCAAACAACAAGTCGACCGCCAGATTGACCTTTACGGCATGGCGCAATTTAGCCGGGGGTTTGAGGCTTGCATAGAAGCCCTAGAGGAACTAAGCAACCAAAAACACAATGAGGGCCTAAAAGAAACTGCCGAAGTATTGAGATGGGCAGCTAAAGAATTGTTAGGAGAAAACGCATGAGAGCAACCTGGCGAGACATAAAGTTTTGGATTGCCGACAGGCTTTTCGAGTATGAACTTGACGAGGCCTTTAGGCACGGCATACAGGAGGGCGCACAATACGCAACTACTTGGCTTTCAATGCGCACACAAATAAACGCTGAGCGCATAAAGATGACCAAGGTTGAGCGTAAGGGCTACGACAAGTGCCTTGACGTAATAAAAGACGAGCGCAAGGAAATTGCACTTAGGACGGGGGCCAAGCTGTGATGACTATTACCGTTTGGGAACTGCAACCTGGCACATGCGTTCAGTGCACCCAAACTAAACGCGAGTTTGACAAGCGTGGCATTATTTACAAAACACGCCGGCTAGACAAGTCAGCTAAAGCAATTGAAAGGTTCAAGGAGATGGGGCTACTAACCGCACCCATTGTTGAAACAGACGACCGCCGGTGGGGCGGGTTTAGGTTGGAGAAAATCAAAAGCCTAGAAACACACCTAAAAAACGAACGGGCACACGGTATAAATGTGCCACTAGAGCCACTAAGACAAGTTGCAGATGAGGTGGAAGATGACTGAGCAACTCCAAACCATTTACAACGTGGACTTAGACCGGATGCGTCGCTTTGGCGCATACGAAGAGCGTGAGCGGATTATCAAGATTATTGAATCTAAAATGCAGGGCCGAGATAGCTGGCTTGATGTCATTGAACTAATCAAGGCCGGCCACAATGATTGAATACATACTTATTTTGTCAGTGGTAAACACTTTACTTATAGCAATACTTTTACTAAAAACAGGAGCAGGGGAAGAAAATGACAAATAGCGAATTCCAAGAAACAATCCACAAAGCTTGCATGGCAGCCTTTGAGGCAGGCATAAAAGAAGGGCGAAGGCTAGAGGCGGAAGCCTTTTGGAAGGCCATAGACTTGAACTCAACTTTCAACGAGATAGGTGATTACATTTATCTCAATGACCTAAAAGACGGCCTAGAGGAAATACAGAATGTCAAGGTGTCCTGATGTTGTCAAAATTGGATTCCAGCAATACCGCATCGTTCAACTCACCTCGAAAGATGACCCACTACTTGCCGATTCAAGTGCAGGTTACACACAGGATTCCCGAAACATTATCGTCATTGACCGAGAGCTTGGAGAGAGCAAAAAGAGAGCCACAGTCTTTCATGAGTTACTTCACGCCTGTCGGTTTATTTTCCAAAACGAAACGCCTACCAAAAAAGTGGAGTATGAAGAATGGGAACACCACTTCATTAGTATTTGGGAAAACTCGATACTCATGGTTCTCAAAGAAAACCCGGAGCTAACGCAATGGCTACTAGAAGAGAACTAAGGGTTGCCGCCGACTTCAAGCAAGCTGCTGCATTACTAAAAGACAAAAATCTTGTTTGGTCTGCCGACCTTGATTGCATAAGGGAAGACCTAGCAAACTACATTGAGGCCGCGCTGACTGACCACACATGGCAAAGCGCAACCTTGCAACGCATTGTGCAAGCGCTAATAGCTGATGAAAACGATTTGAGTATCTGATGACTAAATACACAATTACTCACAATTTTGGAATGTGCCCTAATCAAATTCAAGGGCACACTGACGACGGGAGACACTTCTATTTCAGGGGAAGACATGCGGCTTGGAGCCTAGGTTTTGGTAAAACACATGACGAGGCCGTTGAAGCTTATGACTATGAAGGTGACATTCTGAAAGGCGGCTATTTTGAGCTGCAAGAGTGGGAAGCATTTTTTTGGGATGTTATAGACAATTGCGTTGAAAAAGGCAGACCCAATCCCTCAATGAGGGCAGCAGACATCAGAGATTACCAAAAGGCCCTGCAAGATATTCATGATGAGATTAGACCTAGAGCTATTGAGTATGCAATACCAGTTGACGACGTCATAAAAATTATCCGCAAACACCACCCAGATTGGATGAGCTAGTGGAAAATTACGAAGCAGACGACCTAATTAAGCTGTGGCAATTCCAAGACACAGTCAACGACCACTCAAAGCTATTGCTCAGTAAAGGCATTGAGTTAGGCGTGTTGGCGCTACATGTTGAAATGGCTAAATTACTCTTGACTAAGTTCAACCAGCCGATTAGTCAAGATGAAATTGACGAGGCGGCTGCCAAGGCAAAACATTTTGCATTGACAGAACTAGAGAAGGGGATGAAAAATGCTAGAGGGTCTTGAACCAGTAGCACAAAAGCGCAACTGTAAAACAAACTCAATACTCAGTGACTTAGAGGCTGGGGACAAAGCAATTTTGCTAGAGGCACTTGCAGATAGACACAGATGGAGCGACAAGGGTTTGTCTGTGGCACTTAGCCAGCGTGGCATACAACTATCCAATGAGGCAATAGGAAGGCATAGGAGAGAGCTCTGCTCTTGCTATAAGTAATGTTAGAAAACTTAGAGCCAGCACCTAAGCTGCAAACGCAACCAGGTTTTACGCCTGCAATTGAGTTTGATGGATTTGAAGGTCAAGCCACTACACCTGGCTACAAAGAGCAACCTGCAAACTTTGACGAGTTTTTACAAAGCGCAGGCATTGACCCAAATGACATTGAGGTAATACCGCCCATACGGACAAGTCGTTGGCAACAACGCGAGGGCGGCGAGTGGCTTGTGTCTTACCGGTTTATCTTTAGGAAACGCAATACAGAGCTAGACCTGCCATTGTTACTACATGAAGCCCGCAAGGGCGCAGGCAAGCGCAAAGAAACAAAAACAAACCCTAAAGCATTAGTAATCTGCCCGGCAGACCTACAGGTTGGCAAAACAGGTAGTCGCGGGGGCACGCAACAACTTATTGCAGACGTAATGCGCAGCTACGCACGCATCGAGGAGCAGCTAAAGACCGGCAAGTATGAGCGTATTTTTATTATGGATGTCGGTGACCTTATTGAATCATTTAGTAGCGCAGCAAACTATAACCAACTAGAGAGCAACGACTTGTCGCCCATGCAACAAGTCGACGTCGGAATTACGCTGATGCTCGACCTGGTAAAGCGTGCACACAAATACGCACCCGTTACCTATGGCTCAGTTGCCTCTAACCATTGCCAAAACCGCTTCAAGGGCATGCAAGTAGGCAAGCCAGGCCTAGACGATTGGGGCGTGGTAATACTCCAACAACTGCGCAGGGTAACAAAAGAATTGGGCCTAGATGTTGATTACCTAATCCCACAGCCACATGACGAAGGCTTTGCATTTAGGTATGGCATAAACACAATAGGCGTAGTCCACGGACACCAGGCAAACAGGCCAGATGGCGTAAAGAACTGGTGGGCTAACTCAACTTTTGGCAACCAATGGGTGCAACCTTGCGATGTTTTAGTAAGCGGACACTTCCACCACTTACGAGTTGAGGAGTTAGGCCAACGCTACGACAGTAACGGTTCTAAGTTTTGGTTGCAATGTAGCACTATAGACCGTGGTTCAGATTGGTATCGCAGGTCGCACGGCGAGGATTCAACGGTAGGCATAGTTACTTTTGAGCTACACAAAGACCAAGCTTTTGCGGGCCAGGTGATAAAGCTCTAATGGCAACTTATGACTACAAATGTGGTAACTGCGAGCAAACAGTGACCCTAGCCGCGCCAATAACAGAAACGCCTAAAGCGCCTGTATGTATCAAGTGCCAAGAGGTTATGGTTAGGGACTACAACTTCCGGAGCTATAAGTTCAATGGCAAGGGCTTTTACTCAACGGACAAATGACTTACCAACCAGACTTTGACTTAGACTTCCGCCGAGGCAGGGTAGGAGAAGAACTGGTAAACACCTTCCTAAAGGCTGTAGAGGGAAGCACCATAGAAGTAAAGACAGACAGCCGTATAGCTGAAACTGGCAACCTATACATTGAGACTTACCAGTTCTCTAAACCAGACCAAAGCGATAAACGCCCAAGCGGGATAAACATAAGTAAGGCTGACTTCTGGGCTTTTGCCACACCGGACGACACTGGCTTTTTTGTAGTAAGGGCTGACGCCCTAAAGAAACTTTTGAGAGAGGGGGATTACCCAGTCAAGGCCCAGCCAATAGTAAGTAACAAAACCAACGGCAGCTTAGGACGAATTGTCCCCCTGAGGGATGTATTACAACTTTTGGGGATGGCATAGGCTAGGGAGATGCGGCTACCGCGACCCTGCCTAAAGTGCCAAGTCTTGCATAAAGACAAAGGCGACTATTGTGCTGACTGTCGTAAAACATACGAGCAGGAGAGGGAGAAGAAGCGTAGCCAAGACCCAGTTCACCAAGCAAGAAAACGCTTGCTCTACTCATCCGCTTACAAAACAGCGGCGAGGGTGATGAGGCAAAACGCAACACATTGCCACATTTGTAAAGAGCCGTTTACCGACAGGCTACAAATAACTGCCGACCACCTAATACCAGGAGACCCTGCCTCGCCCCTAGCACCTGCACATAAAGGCTGTAATTCAAGGCGGGGGAACAGGCCGCTAACTAATAGCTAGCCAAAACTCTTTATGCCCTAATTAGGCAGACCAATAACCACAGCACACACGCCCATACCCGCCTATCCCTGCCCGGCTTTGAGAGGGGGCGGGCACAAACACTGCAAAACCGCGGCAGCCAACACCCCGAGCGCAATGTTCTTTACACACCCGCGAAATTATTGGTTTTGGGCTAGGCTATAAAACGGAAAGGTTTACGCATGGAAGTAAGCAAAGTCAAAATAGACACGCTGAAATTTGACCCACAAAACGCACGCACGCATGACGCAAAAAACCTAGAGGCAATTGCCGGTAGTTTGCGCATGTTTGGCCAGCGCAAGCCAATAGTCATTACGGCAGACAACACAATTGTCGCCGGCAACGGGACGGTAGCAGCCGCTAAGGAGCTTGGCTGGCAAGAGGTGGCAGTTGTCAAAATCCCCGCTGACTGGTCGCCTGCCCAGGTAAAGGCATACGCCCTAGCCGACAACCGCACGGCAGAATTAGCAGCCTGGCAACCAGAGGTATTAGGGGCGCAGCTAATTGAGTTACAGGCCGACGGCATAGACATAGCTGAGTTTGGCTTTGCCCAAGAGCAGGTAAGCGAGGACGAGTTTGCCGCAGCCCTTGACGGACTACTTGGGGAGAAGGGTGAGATTGAGCAGATAACTTTTACCCTGCACAATTGGCAAGCTGAGAAGGTGAGGGAAGCTTTGGCTAAGTCAAAGAGCATTGGGGACTTTGGCGACACAGGCAACACAAACGCTAACGGCAATGCGCTTGCCCGCATTGTGGAATTGTGGCTAGGCGATGTCGGCTAAGTCGATTGTCCTAAAACCAATAAGCGCCCAAGTCGCTAATGACTTTGTAAAGCGCGTGCATTACAGCGGCAAGGTTGTCCCCAATAGTCAAATACACATTGGCATTTATTACTTTGGGAAGCTGGAAGGCGTAATGCAATACGGCCCTTGCCTAGCAAAAAAACAAATGCTCGGATTGGTCAAAGATACAAAATGGGAAAGCTTTATTGAGCTAAACAGAATGGCCTTTACAGACGCATTACCTAAAAATGCTGAAAGTCGCGCAATAGCAATAAGCCTAAAGATTTTGAAAAAGCACTTGCCACAATTAGAGTGGGTAATAAGTTTTGCCGACGGTGCTCAATGTGGCGACGGCACAATCTATAGAGCAAGTGGATTTTTGCTTACAGGCATAAAGCCAAATGAGGGGTTGCGCATGAACCCCGAGACAGGGGAAGTAATGCACACAATAACGGCCTATCACCGCAACATGAAAAAAGAGTTCTCTACTTGGCAGCCAGTTACCGGCTACCAATTGCGCTACATTTACTTTTACAACAAAGACGACGCTAAGCGCTTAGCCGTCAATGTTTTGCCTTACGACACGATTGACAAAGTCGGCGCAAGGATGTATAAAGGAATGCGCCCTGCAAGCATAGTTAGCGATGCGGCCTCTATCCATGAGACAAAGGGCGGTGCAACTCCGACCGCAGGGCTCCAAGCTAGCGAGGCATAATGCCGGCTGGCAGACCATCTAAACCAATTGAGCAAAAGCGTGCCTTGGGCAACCCAGGCAAGCGAGCATTGCCCACAAATGCAATTGAGTTAGCACGCATAACACAAAAGCCCGAACCGTCTCGCCCACTTCTCAAATACGGGCAAGAGCTTTGGGATAAAGTTTGGACTATGGGCGCAACATGGATTAGCCCAAACACTGACAGCGAGTTGCTACTTATGACTTGCGAAATGATTGACGAGCGCTGGAACTTGCGCGTAAAGGTTATGCAAACGGATGACCCCAAACTCCGTAGGGGACTTAGAGAACTTGACCGCCAAATTGTTTCCAACCTTTCACTCTTGGGCTTTAGTCCTGCCGACCGTAGCCGGCTAGGCGTGGCAGAGGTAAAGGCTGCAAGCAAACTAGAGGAACTAATGCAAAGGAAGGCAAACCGTGTTTCCGCCGCAATGGTTGACACCAGTTCCACCTGAGGCAATTGAGCAGGGCGAGGGTGACCTTGTCGTTGACTTTATTGAGGGCTTTGGCATTATTACCAAAGACTCCGTAGCAGGTAAGCAAGGTGAAAAACTAGTCCTACGCGAGTGGCAAAAAGATTTGATTAGGCATTTATACGCCAGCGACGGGCAGGGCTTTAGGTCGCGCGTAAACCTAGTGGGCATGCCTCGTAAGTCCGGTAAGTCTGCCATAGCCTCAGCCATGGCAATTTTTGACACATACTTTGGCCCTGCCGGTGGCGAAACTTATTCAGTAGCCGCAACCAGGGAGCAGGCAAGAATAGTTTTTAGCGACGCTAAGCGCATTGTGGAAGCCAATGAAGAATTGCTAAAACTGGCAAAGCTTTACCGAGATGCAATTGAGATACCCTCAACCGGGTCAATTTACCGCGTGCTCTCTGCTGAGGCATTTAGCGCTGAGGGTCTAAACATAAGCGCATGTTGGTTTGACGAGTTACACGCACAACCCAATAGAGAACTTTTTGACGTGATGTCCCTAGCTATGGGCGCGAGAGGGTCGCTTGCACATTTAGTTGCGATTACCACAGCGGGGGTAAAGACAGATTCAACTGGACAAGATTCAATTGCCTACAGTCTTTATCAGTATGGCCAGCGTGTCGCCCGCGGAGAAGTTTCTGACCCAAGTTTCTTTATGGCGTGGTGGGAAGCACCGGCAGATGCAGACCATCGCGACCCCGAGACATGGAAATTGGCAAACCCAGGTTTCGGAGATTTGTCAGACCCAGCCGACTTTGAATCAGCTGTAAGGCGCACGCCCGAGGCGGAGTTTAGAACAAAGCGTTGCAACCAGTGGGTCAGCTCGCAAGTTAGCTGGCTACCTACTGGCACATGGGACGCCTGCGCTGGCGAGGTAAACATTGCAGGCAAGGACTACATAATTGGCTTTGACGGCTCATTTAGCGGCGACTCAACTGTCTTAGTTGGCGCAACAATTGAGGAAAAGCCGCAAGTATTCATGATTCACGCATGGGAAAAAGACCCAAACATACACGACGACTTATGGCGCGTAGACATTTTGGACGTCGAAAACAAAATTAGAGAGTTTGTAAAGGCAAACCCAAATGTCAAAGAGATTGTCTGTGACCCTTACCGCTGGCAACGCTCGATGCAAGTATTGGCAGAGGAAGGCTACCCAATTGTCGAATACCCTTCGACCAATGCCAGGAGAATGATTCCTGCCTGCGCAAAAATGTTCGACGCCGTAGTTGAGGGCAGGCTTATACACGACGGCGACCCAATACTTGCAAGGCATTTATCAAATGCGGTTGTAAAGTCCGACAACCTTGGGGTCAGGATAGTAAAAGAAAACAGGGCTTCCTCTAGACGCATCGACGCAGCCGTAGCAGCGGTTATTGCCTTTGACAGGGCGACGACAAGTAGAATAGAACCCGAACAACTAACTCCGGGTGTCTATGTCTTCTAAAGTGGTAACAGCCTTACAGGTTGCGGGCGCAGTTCTAATTAGCACCGGTTTGGGAATGATTTTTTTGCCTCTTGGCCTAATTGGCTTAGGGGTATTTTCCGTTCTATTCGGCCTAGCACTAGAGAGAACAAATGCTCAATAACCTATTCGAGAAAAGAGCAGTTACGCCTAACAGCCTTTGGGGCGCTGGGCTTGACTTTGATTTGCAAAACAACTCAGGGACTTTTATTGACGAAGAGAATGTCTATAAGTTAGCCGGAGTATCTGCGGCCATTTCCCTTATTGCAGGCACTATCTCTACCTTGCCTATGGACGCTTGGCTAAGACGCGATGGACAAAAGTTACTTATGCGCCCAAAGCCAGATTGGGTAAACAGACCAGACATTAGCTTTGTAGACCGCACGCCATTTATCAGCTCAATAATTTCGTCTCTCATGTTGGACGGCAACGCCTTTATACGAATTTTCAGGGACGAAGACGGTTTGCCAATAAACCTAATGGTGCTCAACCCAACAAAGATTGAAGTAAAGCGCAACCGCAATGGGCGCGTGATGTTTACCTATGAGGAAGACCAAAAGACTTACACCTCTGACGAAATACTCCACATTGTTGAATCAGTAATGCGACCTGGCGCTATCCGTGGCGTATCGCGCGTAGAGGCAATGAAGGACGCACTGGGATTAGGACTTGCCCTAGATTCATACGCCCAGCGTTTCTTTGGACAAGGCGCATCGGGTAATTACGCCCTAGTAACCCCGCAATCTTTATCCGAAGACCAAGCCAAAATGTTAGCCAAGTCGGTAGACGCAAGACATGGCGGTTGGCGTAAGGCACACAAAACCATCGTGCTGCACTCTGGCCTTGACATAAAAGACATTGGTGTAAATCCAGAGGACAGCCAACTACTCGATTCCCGCCGCATGTTTATCGAAGACCTTTGCAGGATTTGGAACATACCTTCACACATGTTGAACCTGCCTGGCACAAACACTTACTCATCGGTTGAGGCTACTCAAATTGAATTTGTGACACACACTTTGAGACCATACGTCGCAATTATTGAAAACTCCCTTTCAACATTGCTACAGGTCTACCCAAATGGCCAGGGCGCTTTTGTTGAGTTCAACATGAATAGCCTTTTGCGTGGAGACGTGCAGTCACGCTTTACCGCTTACTCTCAAGGTATTCAGGCTGGTATCTTGACGTCCAACGACGCTAGGGTTGCCGAAGGCCTGTCAAAGATAGACGGTGGAGACGTGCTGAGAGTGCCACTATCAAATGTGAACATTGACGCAGCGGATTTGGTCGCAACCGATAAAAGAGTTGCAATGGCGCAAAAACTTATCAACTCAGGCTTTGACCCTGCCGAGACCCTCGCAGCCATGGGCTTGCCTGCTATTGGACATACTGGCGTGCCTAGCGTTCAGCTACAGGGTGTCGCACAAATAAACCCAGCCGACCCAACTTCTGTCTATCCGGAGGGATAATGCAAGCACCTGCAACGCTAAACCTAAACTGCTGGCAAGGCGCAACTTTTGATTACAACCTGACTTGGACTTTGAACGGAACAGCAGTCAATTTGACTGGCTACTCGGCAAGGATGCAGGTAAGGGAAACTTATGATTCAACAACGCCTGTTATTAGCCTGACATCTGGCACGGGTATTACGCTTGGCGGAACAGCCGGCTCAATTTTGCTTGACATCTCCGCTGCAACAACCGCAGGTGTTCCATCTGGGCAGTATGTCTATGACCTAGAGCTAGTGACATCAGGAGGTTATGTCACACGCTTGCTAGAAGGCAACTTCAATGTTGACCCAGAGGTAACTCGGTGAGCGTAATCACAGTCACAAGTGGCACAAGCATTGTTCAAGTCACAGCACCTAATACCGCAACTATAAGCACAAGCGGGACATTCGCTGCTGTCGTAAATCAGAACCAAGCCACACTTGTAGACAACATCATCGGCGCAACCGCAATCGCTGAGCCTGCTTACATCCAGTTCAATGTCAATTCAGTTCCTTCTATTGCAGTTGGTCGCATTGGCTGGAATGACGCAGACAAGACGCTAGAGCTGGGCATGACCCCGACTGTGAATCAGAATGTCGGGCAAGAGCTTTTCATTTTGGCAAAGTCTTCGGATGGTAGCGAACGCACTAAGGGTAAGGCCATTTATGTCACAGGCTCAGATGGCAATAACAAACTTGTTGCATACGCTCAGGCAAACTCAGAGGTTACTAGCTCAAAAACCATTGCAGTTATGGCAGAGACAATTAGTGGTGGAAGCAAAGGATTCGCTGCTAGCTTTGGACTTGTCAGAAACATAAACACGAACGGACTAACCGAAGGTGCAGCAGTTTGGCTTTCCCCAACAGTGCCAGGTGGTCTAACTTCCACAAAGCCAGTCCCGCCAAATAACTCAGTCTTTATTGGATACTGCGTTAGAGCTAATCAGAACAATGGAGTTCTGTTTGTCAATATTCAGAACGGATACGAACTAGACGAACTTCACGATGTCAAGTTCAATGGCCTAACCGATGGACAGTCGCTTGTTTATGATTCCGCAACTAATCTCTGGGTCAATGAAACAGTCTTAGGGCAGCCAACGGTTCTATCAGTTGGAACGGTTACTAGCGGGACAGTCGCAGCGGTTACGGTTACAGGAACAGCACCATCGCAAACTTTGAACTTTGTTCTACCAAAAGGAGACAAAGGAGACACCGGAGCGACAGGTGCAACTGGGGCGCAGGGGCCGCAAGGTATCCAAGGCCTAAAAGGCGACACGGGCGCAACCGGCGCGACAGGCGCAACCGGCCCCGCTGGCCCTAAAGGCGACACAGGCGACACCGGGCCACAGGGTATCCAGGGCGCTAAGGGCGACAAAGGCGACAAGGGAGACACCGGACTTACTGGGCCTCAGGGGCCACAGGGAGAACAGGGCATACAGGGCATACAGGGCAACACGGGTGCAACCGGAGCCACGGGGCCGCAAGGCCCGCAGGGTGACCAAGGTATTCAAGGGGTCAAGGGCGATACAGGAGATACTGGGCCGGCTGGGCCTACCGGTGCTACTGGCCCCCAGGGGCCACAGGGTATTCAAGGCGAGACAGGCCCGCAGGGTGCAACGGGAGCGACAGGGCCACAGGGGCCGTCCGGAGTTGTAGCTGCAATTTCTCCAATTGTTTATGACTCAGGAACTCAGACAATAAGCATCAACACA